GTCTAGGTTCATGTTTGGAGCGTCACCTTCAATATTGGCTAACTTGTTGTATAAACCACTGGTGGCGAATTTGTCCTTACCGTCTAAGTCCCGTAAGCTGACAGCGGAAGCGTTCCCTGAAATAAGTAGCTTGATAAAGTTTTGCACATATGATTTACCATTTGAACCGTTCTTGGCTTGGTCACCGTTGATAAAGAAGACGTAAGTAGCGTATTTATAATCCCTATAAAACAGGTAGCCTATTAATTCCATGAGTGTTTGAAGGTTGTCTTCTAATAGTAATTCAAGCCATTCTTCCGCCATAGTCTTCTCATCTGTTTTGACTAGGGGGTAATCAAGTTTGATAGTTTGATAGTCAGTTGGTTTTCCGTCACGTATTTCATTGGTTTTAAAGTCGTAGACGCCGTTCTTGAACATGATTAGGTTTGGGTTGGTTGTGTTTACCAATTCTTTTGCGTTCTTGCTATCAAGTAGTTTTGCATACTCTTTGCATGCGTGTTGCCACTTGTCACGAGCGCCGCCTAACATTAGGTACATATAATCATTGCGAAATTGTTTTAGCATTGGGTGTATAATGTTTGCCCAAATAGCGTTGCCTACGTCCCCACGTTTTGTTTCTAATTCTTGCCAGTAGCCTTCTTCTTTGTTGTACCACATTGGTCTTGGGTGTAGGGAACCAGCTACGATATTGTAATTCTGGTTCATGAAGTCAATGAAGGTTTCTTCTGGAACGAATACATTTTTGGGCTGTTCCGTTTCTTCATCAATAACCACACTCATGACTTCATTCTGAATCGTTTCTTCCATGTTGGCAATTGTTTGTTCGTAGCTGACTAGGTGGGTTACTTCATCGTCAGTGAAGCCCATTTCATACAAAATTTTGTCTGTCATTGCTGTCTTCCTTTCGTTTGGTTGTTTACATGAACCAGTATAGCATAAAAATTGAACCAGTCAATGGCTAAAATCATGCGTTACTTTAATACAGGATACAATTACCTTATTTTTATAAACAGGTAACACACTTTAAGCCTTGATATAATAGCCTTTTTCTATATATGTAACTATGTAACTTCTTTTTTATTATATCTAATAGAAAATAAAATATATAAAGTATATAATAGAGAATAAATATAAAATATAAAAGAATATAAAAAAGGGTATTTTTGAGTAACTAGGTATCATGAATCACTGGTTCCTTAGAGCCACAAGGGTTACGGGCGTTACCTAACAAGTTACTTTAGGCTACAAGTTACCTAAACGGTCTGGAAACGGGGGTAATTGCTACACTGGTTCATGGTATAATGAACAAAGAGGTGAATAATATGAAAGAATCAACATTTCAGGAAAAATGTATAAAGTTATTGCGCAAAAAAGGGGCTTACGTTGAAAACATCAGCGGTGGGTCAATTTACCAAGCTTCTGGTATTAGTGATTTGATTGCATGCTACAAAGGTGTGTATCTCGGTCTTGAATTGAAAACAGGTGACTACCAACCAACTGAATTGCAAAAAAGCAAACTAAACAACGTAATACGGGCTGGTGGTGTTGGTCAAGTTATCATACATGACCCAAAACGTAAATTGGACGGCTTCAAAACATTGAGTAGCTTTCTATTGTATATTGATATTAATGGAAAAGCACCAAAACAAGAATTGCATAAACTGGAAGGAAACGTGATATTTGATGATTAAACTATTTGACTACCAGCAAGAACAAGTAAATGAATATTTGAAAAACGGTAAAAATATCAATTTAAGTGAAGTAGGTACTGGGAAAACATTTGTAGGTCTTGAATCATTCAAGCAATCAAAATATACAAAACTTCTGGTAATCTGTTTAGCACCTAAAGTGAAAGACTTTGCTAGTGACGGTGAAAAAGTCGGTCTTGAAATTACACCACTGAATAAAGGCACTAAGAAAAATAAGCTACTATTAAATGACGCTAAAAACATCGCTATTTCATTTGAATCGTCTTGGCGTCTGATTGAGCTACTAAAGTGGGTTGATAAAGACACCTTTATTCTGATTGACGAATCACACAAGGTCAAAAGTCGTTCATCTAAGGTAACTAAGTTTGCTGAAAAGCTATCAAAGAAAGCTGGTTCTGTATATCTTATGACAGCTACCCCAATCGGTAACGGTAAATATGAAGAATGGTTTGAACAGCTTAAAATAGCAAAAGTCCTTGCTAAAGATACTTGGAAGGCGTTCAAAGAACAGTATTTGATTACTGAATACCAAGACTTATATGTTGGTGGTATGCGGCGTGAAATTGAACAGATTGTTGGGTATAAAAACCTTGAACAGCTTGACGAATCACTGAATAACTGTGCGGTATTCAAAAAACGTGATATTCATGATAGTTTAATTCCAGAAGACGTCTTTTACTACGTTACCAAGCCAACAATGTATAATAAACTAAGAAAAGAACGTGTTGTTGTCTATAATGACGTCAAAACTGAATTTGATACGACAAGTAAAATGTATCATGCCCTAAAACAGCTTTCTAGTGGTGTCCTGAAAGAAGTGGACAAACCCTTGAAGAAAGAAAAGCTTGATTATTTGGAATTAGTGCTAAACGAAAACGAAAATAACCGTGTGACAGTATTCTACAATTATACAAGTGAATTGAATGCGATTATTCAACTAATGGATAAGCTAAAACGTCCATACTCAATGTATAACGGTAATAGTCACGATTTGACAGCATTCAACAATAATGAAGACGGTGTTGCACTGGTTCAATACAAATCTGGCTCAACTGGTGTGAATGATTTTGTAATTAGCCACATTTGTGTGTTTTATTCAATGCCTGACGGTAGTACTACTTATATACAAGCCAAAGGGCGCTTGAATCGGACAGGGCAAACCAGCAAGCCTTTATTCTACCACTTAATTTGTAAAGGTTCTGTGGAAGAAAAAGTATACAGCATGATAGAACAAGGTGTTGATATAACGGACGATATTATGCAAAAACTAATCTGATTGTGAAAAGGAAGCTTCCTATTGTGAAGTTTCCTTTTTCTATTGTGAATAATCGCTATAAACGTTGATATAACAGGCTTATAATTCACAATCTTTTTATACAATTCACAAGCGGCGTATTGATATTCACAATCATTTTATGCATAAAATAGTAGCATACAATAATATGCATTATTCATTTTGTATATTATGCATACTCATATCCTATATACAATTTCATTTTATACATTGTATATTCTTGCATAGTTGTGTATATGAAATGAATAGGGCTTGTGAAATGTGGGGGTATATTTACATAGGGGTAGTAAATAACTATGGTATCAATAATAACAGGGGTATGAATATAACGTGGTATAAATATAGGGGGCTATTATATAGGGGTACTATAACCCTTGATATATCAACGTTTATAGTAGGTATGGATAGGGTGACTACTATATATCATAACACTAACTGAATAGAATAACATATAGTAATACTATTGTATATCATAGTAGTATTGTATAGTTTATGAGAACAATCTAATCAATAACATATAACAATACATCACCACAATATATTACGGCGCTTCACTGGTTCATTACATAAGGTCTATAATAAAGGGTACATAAACCCTTATATATCAAGGCTTTTAAAGGGTCTAATACTAATCAAGAAACAAACGAAAATAATAATAATCTTTTGATAACATATAATAACATATCACACTAATAGTGCTATTATGAGAAAAATATTTTAAGAAAAATTTTCACAAGCAAATGAAAAATAATTTTTGCATAAACACCCCCCACCCTGCATAAATATTCACCTTCCCCTTTCGCTGTGCAACCCCCCCTACCCCCCCACCAGCAAGTGATTTGCGCGCATGTATTTTTATGCATTTTTCACGATTTTTTATTGTGAAATTTTCTTATTCATGAAACTGTATATTTCACAATTAGCGATTTTTTCACAATTGCATTTTTTAAATTCACAAGTCATGTTTTGCTTGACACGCTAGAAACGTTGATATAATAGGCTTTCTAAACTCATGTGAATTTTGTCACAACTATTTTCTCACAAGCGCTACCTTATTTTTCACAAGCACATTGTGAAATTTTGCCAGAAATATTTTATACATTTCACAATCTTTTATTCATTTGTATGTTTATGCATTCCGTTTTGCATACTTTTTGAATATACATTTTTAGTCATTTTATACATTTTCGATTTGTCAACACTTTTTATTAATTATGAGAGAATTCTAATTTGTTTCTAATTTACACACATTGATGAATATTCTGACAATTCACAGCAAACTCTAATAAAAATGTACTTGACACTTTACTACGTAAAGTACTATGATTTGAGTGTACTAAGCGGAATAGAAAGGACTGATTAATTGATAAAGAACCCAAACGCCAAACAAGGCATTTTCTTAGCACCACCGCAAAAACTTACACTCTTACCTGAAAACGACCACATCAATCAAATTGACTACGAGTGGTTGCTGTGGCTGGTTCGTAATGAAAGCGAGTTGCGTTTTTATTCACTAGGTTTGTGGAAAAATACACGCTCAATAATTGCGCAACGTGATAACTATGAATGCCAACGGTGCAAGCTTGCACGGCGCTTCACACTGGTTCACATGAACGCCACCCGTCAGCAAGACAGGGCTTACATTCACCATATCGCTGAATTGAAGCTTTTCCCGTGGCTTGCATTGCACTACGACAACCTAGTAACCCTGTGTCACAATTGCCATGAAGACGTCCATGGTCGTTTAGAACGCTATCAAAAGGAACAGAAACCCTTTACCAATTTTGATTCTAGTGAAGCATGGTAGCAAAGCCCCACACGTTGGGGCTTTTTTGTGCTATAATGGCATAGAAAGGAAGTGTTTTTATGTTTATCGCTGGTACTTTTTATGAAGACGTGGACGCAATTCTAGCAAAAGAACCCCACGAATTAAGTCGCAAGTACTTGCTACAAGACGTATACAAAGCATTTGTGACCTTTAGAACGATTCTTGGGGGTCAAAAGTGCAAGAAAATGCGCTTGTTTGAAATGCAAGAAAAGCTGAAAGACCCAGAAAACGTTGTTAAAATTATCAATACACTACCAAAATACAATGAAGAAAGTATAATGGCAATCGTTGCTATCGCTGAAAAGCATGTGCCATTTGTAAAATAAGGAGGAAACGAATATGCAAGGTGAAGTTATCAACATTGTGGACATTCAAGACGACATTCAAATTACAGTGAAGGAATTCAAAGACAAGTGTCTACAAGAATTGGACAAAAAAGGTAAATTAAACACTATCAGCCGTGTAATGGTTGATAATATCATGGAATTACACAAGACCGCATTGAAATGTAAGGCGGATATTGAAGAAAACGGCGTCATGCGTGAAATGATTGGTTCCACTGGGCAAGTCACGTACAAAAAGAATGAAGCTGTGGGAATGCAAGAAAAGAACATTTCTTCAATTGCTAAGTTACTTGCCCAATTAGAGTTGGACAACTTAGTGGAAGAACAAGAAAGCGACTTTTAGAAAGGGCTGAAAACTATGATTATTCACAGAATACCATGGTTTTCTTCCCAGCATGAAATGCTGACGACTTCAAAAGAGTTGTTGGCATTTAAACCTTTCACTAACTATATTGATTTGATAAAGTCAGGTGAACAACCAGTAAGTGAAGACATTTGGCTACTGGTTAACGACATTATACCAATGTTGCTTGAAAAAATGGATAACAATGAAATCTATTTTGACAAGACTATGGTGAATCAGGTGCTTACTGTACCTTCAAAGGCGTTTCCCTATACGTTGTTTGACTGGGAAGCCTTTGTAATCTGTTTTATGTTTGGTTTCCGCTGGGTGGAAGACGATGTTCTAGTTTATGACGAATACTTTCTTTACATGGCACGTGGTGCTGGTAAGAATGGTTTCCTAAGCTGGGTAATTTTTGCACTAATTAGTAAAATTAATGAAGTAAAAAAATACAATATCGTTGTTTCCGCTTCCAGTGAACGACAAGCTAAGACGTCATTCATTGATATTAGTGAAGTTTTGGCTGAAATTGACCCAGACAAGCGAGTATTCAAGCGTACATATACTGAAATTGAGCATAAAACGACACGCTCAAACTTCCAGTACTTGTCTAGTAACGGTTCAACGGCTGACGGGTTGCGTCTAGGTATGGTTTACCTTGATGAAGTCCATGCGATTAGCGATTATGCAATGCTAAACGTATTACGTTCCGCTTTAGGTAAGATTCCAGACGCTAGAACGACAATCACTACCACAGACGGGTATATCCGTGGCTCTGTACTTGACCAATACAAGGAATTAGGTCATGAAATATTGACTGGTAAGCAAGGTGTGCAATATCCAAGGGACGATGAACGCCATTCTAGCATGTTTCCGTTTATGCACCACATAGACGACCTAAGTGAAGTAAAAAGCAAAGACGGGTGGGCAAAAGCGAACCCTAGTGTGCTGTATATTCCAACATTACTTGCGGAATATCGCAAAAACGTCAAAGCCATGGATAAAGACGCCGAATTGAACCTTGAATTCCACTGTAAACGGGTAAACTTCCCCAAAGAAGACAACCGTTTCACTATTGCAAGCCTTGAAGAATTGCAAGAAACACGCCACAAGGACATTACAGACTATGTTGCCGCTACGGGTGATAACGCTGTTTATGGTGTTGTGGACTATTCTGAAACGACTGACTTGACGTCATGCGGCGCAATTGGTTACGATACAGGGAACGAACAGTTCTATTACACTCACAAGTCATTCATTACCCACGCTAGTGAATCAGCTGGTATTATTAACCCAGAAATATTACGGTTAGGTCATGCGGAAGGTAAGCTTGAAACGGTGTACATGGCAATGGTTGACCCAAGTATTGTTGTAAATTACTTCAATGAATTGAGTGCAAACTATTTTGTGACAACCATTTACATTGACCAATACAAATCAACTATCTTGAAACCAGCACTTGAAGCCGCTGGTTATAAAGTGGAAGTAATCAGGACTGACATGAAGTCAGAAACACAGATTAGTCCAGTACTTGATAAGGTTTTCAAACAAAACCGCCTACACGTGGGTGAAGACAGTCTTTTCCGTTGGGCTGTTCGCAACCTGTATAAGTCAGTCTTGTCAAAAGGTATCAGGTTCGACAAGATTGAACCCAAGAAACGAAAAACTGACCCAGCAAGTGCATTTATCACTGGTTTGATTGGTATTATACTGTCAGACAGCGTTGTCCCTGACAATGATATGAGCCATGCTGGACACATGATAACATAGCCTTAATGGCTATGTTTTTGTGTTATAATGATACTGTATTAAATTAGAAAGGAAGTGTTAAAATGGGAATTTTGGGTAAATTCATCAATTCGCCAACGTCAGTTGACGTTTCAGAAGACCCCGTTGCCCGTATGATTAACAATGGTGACACGATTCAAGACCTTAACGAATTCTGTTCACCAATAACACAATTGGCGTATCAAAAGTTCGCCATTGAGTTATGTATTGACTTAATCGCAACATACGTGGCTAGGACTGATTGGCGTTACTATTCCAAGAAGAAGCACACCAGCCACCAATTGGAATCATTATTGAATGTACGCCCCAACCCCGTTCAAACTTCTAACGAGTTTTTCAAACATTGGGTATCAGAAATGCTATGGAACCAGCAAGCCCTAGTGGTTAGTCACAAGAACAGCTTGTACATTGCTTCTGAATATCAAGTGAACATGCCTTCATTTGATAGCCTAAACTTTACAGAAGTGCGAATTTTCGACAAAGAAGCACCAAAAACAAAGTATAGTCAAAGTGAAGCTTTTCTTTTAACTATGCAAAACAGGGACTTGTTTAGTCTAATGCGTGCGTTTCAACGTCAATATGGGGAATTGTTGCAATCGTCTGTGGACGGTTACCAATCAAACCGCACCAAACGGTATGTAATGAGCAACCCAACGTATCGTGCTGGTACCACAGAAGTCCAAGACAAGTTTAATGAAATGCTTGAACGTAATCTAAGAAGCTTTGTAACCGCCACAGGTAAGTCAGCCGTTTACGCCAAACCTAAAGACTTGGCATTGGAAGACTTTTCTGACAAGCAAATCGGTACAGCTGGGGACACTCGTTCACTAATGAAAGACATTTTTGAACGAACAGCAAACGCATTTCACATTCCACCAGCGTACTTGTTTGGTGAAACACTGACAGAAGCACAGCTTCAAGCAATGTTACGTGACGCCATTTTACCACTAGTTGAATTGTTCCAACAAGGGTTCAATGATTTTCAGTTCAATGAAACACAATACCGTGGTGGCACACGAATCAAAGCAGACACCATGAAGCTTCAACTAGTTGACCTAAACAAAGTAGGTACGTTTATCAAGAATGTGTTACCAACGGGTACATTGACACTAGGTGACATTTCAGAACGTTACTTACAAGGTGACGCATTACCAGACGACATTGCTGACTTGCGAGTGATTACCAAAAACTACGCAACTGTGGAAGACTTTGTAAGTGGCAACGTCCAAGCAGACAGCACACAAGAACCTAGCAACCCACTTGAACCAACTAACGACAATGAAGGGAATGAATCGAATGAGTAAAATTGTAATTGAAGGTGTAATTGGTGAAGTTTATGACTGGTTACAAGACGAGATTAAAGCTACAAGCTACAAAGGTATGGAAAACAAGTTGAATGAAGCCACAGGTGACTTAGAATTGCATATTAACTCTAAAGGTGGGGACGCTTTTGAAGGTATGGCAATTATGAACCAGTTGAAACAATATGACAAAGGTTCTAAGACCGCAATTATTGACGGTTTCTGTGCTAGTGCCGCAACACTTCCATTGTTCGCAATGGATAGCGTAAAAGCACACAAAACCAGCGTGTTCGTCTTCCACAAAGCGGCTACTATGGCATTTGGTCATGCCAATGATATTCGCAAAACAGCGGCTGAATTGGATAAGATTGACGATATGGTAATTGACTTGTATATGACCAAGTTCACAGGTTCACGTGACGAATTGGTGGAATTACTTGACCAAGACCACATTATCACCGCACAAGACGCAAAAGACTATGGTTTCATTGATGAAATCATTGAAGACAAACCAGACGAAAAACCAGCGGCTAATTTGGACGCTACGGAAACGTTTGAAGTTGTCATGGAAGAACGTCAAGCGGACTTGGCTGGTTCTTTCTTAAAAGCATTATCCAACGTAACCATGGAGAAATGATTTTAGCCCGTTTTCGGGCTTTTTTTATGGTATTATAATAATGTAATCAAACAAAACCCACTAAGGGAATATGAAAGGAAGTTTTAAAATATGCCATTATTTGACGAACAATCAGGGGCTAAGTTGTCCGCTGTATTAACGCAACCAGATGTAAATGAAGAACAATTGATTGCGGCAATGAGCGCTTTCGCCACTGACATTCAAGACAAGGTTCTAGCAGAAGCAGAAGCCTTTGTTGGTGACCGTACTCAAATGCAAGAAGCGGCTGGAATTAAGCTAAACAAACAAGAACGTGACTACTTTATGGCGGTCATTGAATCAGGGGAAGCATTCGCTGGAACAACTGATTTAGTGCCTGTAACGATCATCAATCGTGTTATGGATAATTTGGAAAAAGAACACCCACTATTATCTAAAGTAGACATGGCAAACGTTGGTATTGCTACTGAATGGATTTTTTCAGTAGGTGTTAACCCAGCATTCTGGGGAACGTTGTGTGCTGACATCAAAGAATTACAAGACAAAGGTTTCCGTAAGGTTTCACTTAGCTTGTTCAAACTTTCCGCATTCATGCCTGTATGTAAAGCATTGCTTGACTTAAACAGCCCTGAATGGTTAGCTCAATACGTTGTAACTGTATTGACTGAATCAATTTACATTGCTTTGGAAGGTGCAATTGTTGACGGTACTGGTAAAGAAATGCCAATCGGTATGCGCCGTGACGCTGAAAACATTACTTCTGGTGAAGCACAACCAATTGCGTCAGAAGAAATTGAAGGCTTAACACCTCAAGTAGCTGGTAACATTATGGCGTCATTGTCTAAGATTGAAATTGAATCAGGTGTTGTCATTGAACGTACTGTGGCACCACAAGATGTGTTGTTGATGGTTAACCCTCAAACATATTACAAGGAATTGTTCCCTAACTTCACTGTAACTGATTTGAACGGTAACTACGTACAACGCTTGCCATTGAATTTCACAATCGTTCAAGCGTCAGCTGTTCCAGAAGGTGAAATCATTGTCGGACGGGGTAAAGACTACTTCTTTGGTCTTGGACGTTCTACACGAATCACTCAATCTGATGAAGTCCGCTTCATTGAAGACGAACGTGTTTACTTGGCTAAAATGTACGGAAATGGAATGCCTAAGTTCAATGGTGCATTCAAACGGTTCACGCTAAAAAAGCCAGTGACAGCGTAACGCCACCAAGCGGTGTTTCTGTCACACCAGCTGACACAACCGCAAGCGTTAGCGCTGAATAATCTCTAATGAAAAGAAGCCTTAATTGGCTTCTTTTTTGTGCTATAATGTATGAAGAAAGGTGTGATAATATGGCAAGAACATTTAAGATTACCAAAGAAGGGGTGGAAGTTGTTTCTGGGGCTAGTCCGTTAGTTATCCCTGATTTGACAGCTGAAACAAACTACCCAGCTGGTACTTATAAAATCGTAGCTGTGGAAGACGGCAAGGAATCGACGCCCGTAGACGTCCCTGAATTCACCACAACCGCCACCGCTGGTTAAAAAATGGCGCCTTTTTAGGCGTCTTTTTTGTGCTATAATGGTGACAGAAAGGACTGATTTTGTATGAATGAAACTGTTTTAGCTTTAGCACTGGTTCAATTGAAAGACAGAATGGGTATAAACTATTCTGACGATGATGAAAAGATTCTTAAACCTACCCTAAAAGCCGCCTACGCTTGGTTTAAGAGTGAAGTATTATATACTGATGAATTAACCATTGAACCAGAAACAACCCTATTCACGCTCATTGTGGAACGTGCTAGGTACGATATGATGAACAGCGTTGACATTTTCCCCAAAAACTACGCTGTGGACATTGGACAAGTAATCGCACGTCACGAATTTGATTCATTTGTAAGTGGGGTGTAGTCATGCCACTAAGTACTGACCAATATAATGTTCGCCGTGTGTATCGTAACGGTAAACTGACTATTTACGAATCAAAAGCCCAACGTGACCCAAACACAGGTGCAAGTATTGGGCAAGCACTGACCCAGCTTGACGAGCCATTGAATTACAATTCTATGAGTATCACAGACCAAGATATTCAACAATATGGTGAAATTATTCAACGGGTTAAGAAGAAGGTTCAAATCACATACATTAAAAAGTATCAAGATTTGAATTGGTCAAAAGTAGTTGTAAAGATTGACGGAATCAAATACAACGTTGTTCAAAAAGATGTTCGCTTTGAACGTGACATGTATTTGTATTTATCAACTGTATCAGAAGGGAGAAGCTCAAATCATGCCTAGTATGAATAAAGTAATTGCGGCACAAATTACCAAGGAAGCAGAACGAATCAATGCGCAAAATATGACACTGGTTCAAATGATTGAAGAAGAATTAGACCTACCCAATTTGGTGTTCATGGACTTAGTACAAGAAAGTGAATTGCCACAAGACAACATGACTTATGTAATTATCGAAAACGGTGACTACAACCATGTTGTGCAAGACCAAAAGAAATTCTTGACAGAAACGGTCACCATTACTTTTTGGTCAGAAAATAGACCTAACCCAACACTTGACCGCTTGCAACTCATTTTCATTGCCAAGCAATTGAAATTACATGTGCAATCAAGTCAAAATGAAAACGTGATTCTAACAGACACAAGTCGTGTCATTAACATGTTCACATTGACGTGTACCCGTGGGGTTAAAATTCAAGGGGTGTGTTGACTATGGCTGGTATCTATCGTGTGGAAGTTGACGGAAACGTAAATGCCGCTGTTAAATTAAGACGGGTTCCAGATGAAATTGGACAAGCCCTAAAACGTGATTTGACCGCACAAGTGGCACCACAGCTTGAAGCCAATATAAAGCGTGGCATGCCCGTTTCCCCAAGAACCACCAATCATATGAAATATGCAAACAGTTTAAAGGCGTTCACCGTTGGCGGACGTAAAGGGTTCAGAAACATAGGTTTCTACGTGCAACCCCAGAAAGACTTCTGGTATATGAAGTTCACCAACAATGGTTCTGGAACAAGTCGTGGCAATAGCCCACTAAACTTTATGCAATCTGGTTTATCCGCAACCATGCCAACAATTAAACGAACAATAGACGCCATTGTGTCCAAAGCGTCTAAGATGTGATTTTAGCCCGTTTTAGGGCTTTTTTTATGGTAATATTAGTATGTACTTAATTAAGAAAGGAATGATTATACTATGGCAGATTCACCAATTTTACAAATGGACGTCACTAGTATCGCAAGTTTAGGCTTGCTGTTCAAGGGTGACGAAGCCCCAATTTATACGGAATGTACAGGGTCAATTGCCGTTGAAACTGAAACACGGACTATCACAAAAACTTGTGGTGGCGCAACTATGAAAGAATTGACAAAACCTACTAAAATGACGGTAACAATCAATGCTTTCGTGCCTTTAGAAATGCAACGCCGTGTATATGGTTTGAAACATGATGAAGCTTTAGCCGCTGGTGTTTACTCTTACGGTAAAGGTTCTAAGGGTGAAGAATTCGGAATCATGGCGGAATTAGTTGACGACTGGACAGACGCAAGCAAGCTTATTGCCTTCTTGAAAACGTCTAGTGCAAATGCATTCACGTTTACAATTGACACGTCAGAAGACGAATTATCACAGCTTGAAATCGTTGCAACGGCTTATGAAGACGAATTAGGCTACTGGTACCATGAAGCCTTAGCTGATGAAATTGAAGCACCATTGACCAAAGAAATCTGGTTGACTTCATTGACAGAAGACGACTTAAAAAAGCCCCAAGCGTAGCGACTAACCTTCAAGTAACCCCAGCCGCTACGACCGCAAGTGTAGCCGCAAAATAATTTGAAAAGGAATGAATTAGATGAAAACAGCACCAATCACACTCACAGATAAGAACGGACACCAAACAGAAGTTAAGGTTGAATTAAACCTTAACTTGAAGAAAATGCTGGTTATCTCACGTGACTTTGAAGACGCAAACAGCATTGCAACTTTAACCGTTGCACAAGACGGTATGCAATTGGACATGCCTAAACTGTACAAAATCGTTTACTTAGCCTATCGTCAAGCAAACATGAATGACTATCTCACTTTCGATGAGTTCCAAGAACAATATGAATTTGACATGGAAGAAGCTTCACGTATTTGGTTTAGCATGATTAACAAGAAGTACCGCACCCAATACCTTGAACAAATTAACAAAACAAAGCCTAACGTATCGTCAAAGGGCTAAAGGTGAAAATGCCACGTCCGCAAACTTGCGTTGACGTGGCTTCTTTGTTACTAGACTATTATGAATTAAGTCCAGACGTGGTATTTTCACCAGATTTAAATTTACAAGAATTATTAATACTAGGCATTAATAAGCAATCGTGGTTGGGTTATATGAACGCCCTATCACAGAAACAAGCTGAAAAGAATGCCAAGAAATAGAAAGGTTGTGAACAAATGGCAAACGATATTACAGTTAAGGTCTTAGGTGACATTTCAGACGTTGATTCCAAGCTGAATAAGGTTGGTGACAATGTTGAAAAGTTAGGCGACAAGACAGAACAAACGTCCAAAAAGGGCGGTGGTTTGAAGAACGCCTTCAAGAACGTGGACATGGCGTCCGTACAGCTTGCCGCTGGTACCATGGCGGACTTAGGACAGAAGACTTTAGATTTTGGTAAAAAGGCAATTGACGCCGCTGGTTCCGCACAAGCAATGAACGCCCAGTTTGACCAAGTATTTGGTGACATGGCTGGAAGTGCCACCCAAAACTTGAACCAGATTGCGGAAGAAACAAACATTCTACCCAACCGCTTGAAGCCAACATTCACCCAAATGGCGGCTTTTGCGAAAACAACGGGAATGGACACCAGTGACGCTTTAGACCTGACAACTAGGGCTACACGAGCCGCCGCTGATAGTGCCGCCTTCTATGACCGCTCAATCAGTGACGTAAGTGAAAGCTTACAAAGTTACTTGAAAGGTAACTACGAGAATGACGCCGCACTAGGTATCAGTTCCACAGAAACAACCCGTAATGCCGCCGCTAATAAGAAGTATGGTAAATCGTTTAAAGACCTATCTGAATCACAGAAACAGCTTACCTTGCTTGAAATGGTGGAAGAAGGGAACAAACTATCAGGTGCATTAGGACAAGCCGCACGTGAAGGTGACGGACTTGAAAACGTAACGGGTAACATGGACCAAGCAATGCAAGACTTTTATGCAACGATTGGTGAAGAAATTTTCCCAACATTTATTGACATGATGCAAGGTGCCGTGGGTGTCATTCAAGACTTGGCACGCTGGTTTGGTGACCTTCCAGCACCAGTCAAACAAGTAATTGTTATTGTTGGTACATTGCTTGCAATCTTTGGCGTATTGGCGCCTATTATTTCAGCCGTGATTGCAATTGTCACAGCACTGGGTGCCGCCTTCTTACCTGTGGTTGCAATCGTTGCTGGTGTCATTGCCGCAATTACCGCAATCATTATGGTATTTCTAAACTGGGGTGACATTGTAGACTGGTTCAAAGGTCTTTGGGAAGGTTTCACCAGCTGGCTAAGTGACGTTTGGGACAGAATCGCAAGCGCAACTTCTAGTGCATGGGACGGTATCAAAGAATACTTTGCCAATCTGTGGGACGGCATTCTAAGTGCCGCAACTGACGCATGGAACGCTGTGAGTGATTACTTATCAGGTGTATGGAACGGCATTAAAGAAATTGCTGTGAATACATGGACGGCAATTACTGACTGGTTAGCTAGTGCTTGGGAAAGCATTGTGGACGTTGCCACTGGTATCTGGAACGGTTTAGTGGACGTAATCAAGTTCGCTTGGGAATTAATTAAAGCCGTTGTGGAAGGTGCAATTCTCTTTGTTCAATCAATTATCCAAGCTGGTATGAACATTGTTGTGGGTATTATGCAAACCATTTGGGCGCTGATTGGTGACCACGTGGTAGCCGCATGGGACTTCATTGTAAATACTCTAACGACTATCTGGAACAACATTGTAGCCGTTGCGACAACTATTTGGAACGGACTAGTAAATGTATTCACCACCGTGTGGGACGCTGTTAAGAACGCCGCTACGATTGCATGGACAGCTATTACAGACTTTCTGAATCAGATTTGGACTGGTATTGTAACTAACTTTACAATCATTTTCAACGCTGTGAAAGACGTCATTGACACCGTTTGGACAGCTGTACGTGATACAACCATGCAAGCGTGGAACGCTATTGTAGCATTCTTCTTACCAATTGCCAACAAGATTCGTGAAACGGTCTTGACTGTCTGGAATGCGATTAAAACCGCCATTACTAATGTGTGGAACGCTGTGAAAGACTTCACTGTTAAGACATGGAACACCATTGTAACCACATTGACAAACTTGTGGAATGCCTTGAAGAAAATTGTTACTGATACCTTTAACAATATCAAGACCACAGTTACCAACATTTGGAATACAATGAAATCAACGGCAAGCAACGTATGGAACGGTATTAAGGACACCATTAGCAATCTGGTGAACGCCGCTAAAAACACCGTTGTGAATGTATTCAATGGTATGAAGAACACGGTGACTAATACATGGAACGGTCTGAAAAGCACCGCTTCAAGCGTATTCAATGGTATCAAGCAAGCAATCATGACACCAATAGAAGCCGCCGTTGGGTTCGTTGGACGTCAAGTTGATAGAATCAAAGGTTTCTTCTCTGGTTTGAAAATCAAATTGCCACACATTGCACTACCACACTTTAGCTTATCTGGTTCATTCTCATTGAAACCACCTTCTGTTCCACGCCTAAGCGTTGACTGGTACAAAACTGGTGGGGTCTTCAATCAGGCACAAGTCATTGGGGTAGGTGAAGAACCGGGCGTTTCAGAAGCGGTCTTGCCGTTGAAATCAAGCGTTCTTGGAATGATTGGTAAAATGATTGTTGCCAACATGCCAGCACCAAACTACCAACGTGAAGTTGGCGGTGGTACACAAGTAAACCAAGTGACAATTCAAGTCAATGGTAATATTGATAGTGACCAACGTGTAAACCAATTGGCTGATAAGGTTGTGGAAGTTATCAGTGACAAGCAACGAGCGAAACAAAGCGCTTGGGCTTAATGAAAGGGGGGTTGATACCCCTCTTTTTTGTGCTATAATGACATAGAAAGGAAGTGTAAACATGAGTAATTTTTTACCTAATGACGATTGTGTGACAGTAGTCATTGACGGTTTCCCAGCGTATTACTGGAAGCTATCAGTGAAAGACCGTCCAGCAATTACTAGCCCAGATAAACAAGTTGAAACCACTCAAATATTGGGACACATGGGGGACTTTTATGAAGTCTTTGCTTATCAAGATATGGAAACAGAAATCAGTTTCAACTATCTTGAAGACGTAGAAGACTACAAGGCGTTTAAAGCCCAATTCTACAATATTAGACAGTGGTTATATTCTGGGAAGCAATTAATTATTTCAGACGAACCAAATATATACTATATCATTAAAAACGTAGTACTAGGTGAAGCGTTGAATGACATGGTGGAATATGGTGAATTTTCAGCAACGTTCACATTAGCGCCATTTGGACGTATCATTGATGATAACCCAATCACTTTTGCGTCACAACAATTGAATGACGTCCAGCTATTGATTGAAACCGCTGAAACATGTTTCCCTAAAGTAGAATTCACGGCAAGCACGGGTGCAAGTGAATTCCGTATTAATGACACCATGGTTCGCTTCAAAGGCTTGACCGTTGGCAAACGCTACGCATATGACAGCGACTTGAAATCATTCTATGAGATTGACACCAACGGAAACTTCATTGAACAGGCTTCAAAAGTTCAAACACTGGTTTTTCCAACCTTTGAAGACGGGGTAAACTTGTTCTATTGTAAAGATATGACGAACATTACCATTTACCCAAATAAACTAAGATAGGCGGTTAACAGATGAAAACAATTGCAAATGTAATATCTATTTACGAAAAAGACCACGCCGCAAACGTGAATGCTAACGCATATCAAACCCAAGGACTTGGGACGTTACCAGACGCCAAAGCGGCTTTTGTGGAAGGGCAATTTCAAGAAGAATGTGTCTTGACACTTCAATACCCAGCTAACGGCTCAAACGCTAGTTTGCTAAAAGAAGAACGAATTCTACAATCTAAAATCAATGACACTGATATTCAATTAATGCGTATTTATGAAGTTAGAAAGTCATTAGACGGAAACACGTTCACAGTGTTAGCAGAACCGCTTTTCAATGACGTGAGAAAAAACTTCATTCCGTTGTTGGACATTACAGAACAAGTAGGTATTCTGGTTGCTTGGCAACGTGCTGTGGCTCTCGCTAAACCAGCGGTAAACACTAACTTGTATAAAATCGCACTTGAAGGTGGTGCGACCACCTCAATGGCTACCCAGCATATGGAACAAGCAAACCTATTGCAATTCTTTGCTGGTAAAGAAGGTTCATTGTTACAAATGAGAAACCCACTTGAATTCAAAAAAGACAATGGTACCATGATTATTTCAAGACGTCTTGGACGTGAACATGCAATCAGTGCTGTATATACTCGCAACCTCAACGGGTTAGAATATACAATCAACACCCAAGACGTTGTGACGGCTTATTATCCGTTTGCAAAATACAAACCAGAAGGGTCAGAAGAAGAAATTCTGATTGAGTTGCCAAACAAGGTCATTGTGCAAGACAACGCTGGTTTATACAACGGAACCACTAAGACCGTGGACTTTAGTGAAGACGAAACCGTTAAGGACGTTGCAACGCTTCAAACAGCCTTTGACGCTTACGTGTTAGCGAATGAAGCAGAACGGACACCAAATATTAGTGCCAAAGTTGACTTGATTACTTTACGCAATCAGCGTGGTTATGAAAAGTTCATTGGGTGGCAAACTGTTCAATTAGGTGACGGTGTGGACGTGTACCACCCAGACTGGGACATAACACTAAGTGCTAGACTTATGAAGTACCATTACAATATCTTAACTGACCGCTACGAATCACTTGAAATTGGGGACATTAAGCGAACATTCCTTGATGATATAAACAACAATTTCAACAATGTAGCGAATGACATTAACAACGCTGTGAATGACGCTGACTTGTCAGACGTTCGTGAAGCTATTAAGGACTTAGGTGAAAAGACTGACCAAAACACAAATGACCTGAACATCACTAATGGCGCACTAGACGCTGTACGTGACAATGTGGGCAACCTAACAAACACTGTGGGTGAACAGGGTCAATTAATTAATGAGCAAGGTCAAAAAATCAACTCACAAGGTCAATTGATTGACGACTACGGGCGTGCTATCAATGACCAAGGTCAACTAATTAACTCACAAGGTCAATTGATTAACTCATATGGTATTACAATCAACGAACAAGGTCAAATGATTAATGACCAAGGTCAATTGATTGACGGTCATAGTCGTGCTATAAACGAGCAAGGTCAACTTATCAATGACCAAGGGGACGTGATTAACACTCACGGTCAAAGACTTGATGAGCAAGGGAATATAATTGATGACCAACAAACTTCAATTAATGAAATTGTTGACCAACTTTCTGACGTGGTCACATTACCACAAACGGAAGCATTGCTTGAAGAAATGGGGCGTGAAATCACTGGTAACAATGGCGGTAACGTGGTTCTTGACCCACCAACACGTCCAGAAAGAATTTTGATTATGGACACCGCAAGCCTTGCCACAGCTAAGAACGTCATTCAAATGAACAAATCTGGTATTGCGTTTAGTACGTCTGGACAAAATGGGCCTTTTACTAGTGCATGGACAATTGACGGTATTTTCAATGCCAAATGGATCCAAACAGGTATTCTTTCAGGTAATAACTTACAAATCAATCTGGACACTGGTGAAGTAACGTTTGTCAAGGGTACAATTAGAAATGCTGACTTAACTTTCGTAATGGATATTACAACGGGTCAGATTGGGTCACGTGGTGAATTCCTTTCACCAAACAACACAGGTGAAACCCTTCCAGCTGGTTTTAACTTAATGCAAGGACGCCTTGACTTCTACGCTGGTACATTTGGTGAAGCAAGTGTTTCATATGGTGGTATTACCACAGAAACACATAGTGGTATGTACTTGGAAGGTACCCAATGGCAACGTGGTGCGTGGTCAGGTTTCCGCCCAGCTATTGCATTGCGTATGGCTAACGTTGATACAGCCGTTTGGCAATCACGCTCACGGGCTACACTTCTAAGTACCGCACCGTATATTGAACCAACCGTTGCACAAATAACAGGTAGAACCTACGTGACGGGCTACAACTTTACTACGGGTAATAAACCACCACTAATTTCAGGCGCTGGTATAGGTGTTAACCAGAATGGGGCTTCCAAAGATGAAGGTGGTGACTTCATATCACAAGCTTGGATGTTTGCAAGAAACGGGGTAACACTAGCAAGCGGTTATTCATATGATTCAACAATCAACGGCGGTACTTATGAATTGATTCCCTCATTATCATTAGGTACTACAACGGTCTATTCTGGTGACATTGACGCCGTAAAACAATTAGCCGCAACCGCTACACTACAAGCTGGGTTTAAAGTTGCTATACAAAGTAGGAACGTTTATCTTACAATAGGTTCAAGCGGTGACTTTAGGGTACAAGGTATGCGAACAGCGTCAGGAAGTGCTAACTTAGTTATGGACGGTAGTGGAAACATTAAGAAGGTTTCTTCTGCTAGAAAATACAAAACGGCAATTGAACACCTTGACGTCCTTGACGAAAAAGCAAAACGTATGCTTGAAATCACACCAGCAAAATGGGTTGACAAAGAAGCGTTGAAAAACTATAATGACGATTCAAACTACTATGGTTTTATCGCTGACGAATTCCATGACCTTGGTTTGACGGAAGTGGTTCAGTACAATGAAGACGGTGAAGTGGAAAGTTTATCGTATGACCGCTTGACAATTTACTTGTTGCCACTTATCAAAAACCTTTATAAAGAAATTGCTGAATTGAAAAAGCAAAATTAGAATTCTCTAATCTGGGTTGACTTAGGTCAGCCCTTTTTGTATACTCATAAGTGTGAAAGGGTTAAACCGCAAGGAAAACGAGTACTTCACATAAAAAGAGTGTTACACAGGGGTATTCTAAGCGCATTTCATTTTAAAAGGTGGGTAATCTATCACGTAAATGTGCTATAATTAACCTTGTAAACATGAAAGGAATGGTAAAATTATGGAAAACGTACAACTAACACCAGAACAACTAGAACAACAATTGCAACACACGCAAGCGGTGGCTGACCAATTGGCGGCACGACTAGGTGAAAACGAAAAGTATATTGCACAATTGACAGTGGCAAATCAGATTGCACAAAACCGTATCAAACAACTTGAAGAAGAAAATGCTCAATTAAAAGAAGACGGTGGTGAATCAAATGGTAATGCTTAACTTTAATATGGACTTGCAAAAGCAAGACAATTTTAGTAAGGCATTTACCGCAAGACAAGGTGACGCTGGTGAACAGTTTAGCGTTACCTTGTTTGATAACCAAGTGCCTTATGTTCCAGCAAGTGGTGACGTAGTGTCATTGCGTGTTGTAACACCTAGTGGTAAGTTTGCAAGTGTCGCTGGTACTATGAGCGGTAACAAAGCAACATTCACATTGAACGGTCAAATCACAAGTGAAGCTGGTTATTACCAACGGGCTTATGTGGCTGTGTCAAATGGTACCAAATTACGAACCACGCAAGATTTAATTTTTTTCTCATTAGGCAATAGTGACATCAACAAAGGTCAAGCGGACTATTACGTGGCTGAATTAGATAAGCTATTGCAACAATTGAATGAAGAATTTGACGAGTGGCTTGCAGAACGTGAACAAGATTATTCTGACTTACTAGCACGTATTGTTGGTTTGACAAACCGTGTCACTGGCTTAGAACAAGACGTTCAAGACCTGATTGACGTTATTCAAGCGAATAGAATTAATACAACCAATGTTTTTCAAACATCATTACTAGCGAAACCAGAATCTGTAGTCAGAAGACGTGTGAACAGTTATGAATTTGATGTAAATGGGTGGGGTATTACATTAGTAGATAATGCAAGCACATTGCAAATGTTAAAACCGAGTACAACATATCACACTAATTACAAAGCCACACTCATGACACTTAATGGAGTCAACGAATTGTCTTCATCTATTAACCATGCTTGTATTTTGTTATACAGTGGCGTTAGTGGGTACCCCACAATTTATGTGAGCGCTGGTACTAACAATGATATTGATGGTTTAGGTATAGGTGATACTATTACAAGGGCTCGCACTTTCACAACCCCAGCTAATTTAAATGATGCGGCTGCCAACTATAGATTAGTGGGATATAGTAGACGGGATGCCAAGGGTGTAACTGATACATTTCGATTTTCTGACTTGATTATTCAAGAAGGTTCTGTATGGACAGGTTTTCAGCCGTCAGCAAACGACACGCTGACTAAGTATGACAAAGACCGTCTAAAACAAAACCTACACCCTGACCCACTAATGACTGGAACGTTACCTATTAAAAACAAAGACACGGCTATTGAAATAAGTTGGGACACCAATGGGTGGCTTACTGCTAGAAATACAGACACCGCCGAATCACGCCGCTTCTGGTATGACCCTACCAATGAATTGAATATTCCAGCGGATAGCGTAACAAGACCGCTTGCAGTAGCGGTAAGGCTTAGGGCAACGCTAAGTTCTACCATAACGATTGGGTACAGTAGTGGTGAAAATATAACATACACATCAACGGGCGGTAATGATTGGGTATGGGTAACAGGTATTATAAAACCAACTGGCTCAACGGGTGTTAGTGTTTATATTTCACCAAACGCAAACTGTATAATTGACGAGTTCAACATTTACTACGCTGAAATCACTAATTCTAGTAATGAGTTGAACCAGATAGCAGATATTGCCAAAACCACTATTGGTATACCTGATACTTTAACAGGTATAGACGCTAACACATTATTCAAATCAGGCGTTTGGAAGGTTATTAATGGTGTTAACATGCCACCAGCTAACACCAATACCTATTTTTACCTACGAGTGATAAACTTTAATACTAACAACTGTATACAGTTTGCGTCAAACCGTATTGGTATTGCCAACATGGATAACCTTAATTATGTACGCCAAGCGGTCAACGGTTCTTGGCAAGAATGGCGTCTAATCACTACACTACCTATGGATAAACGGGTGGACACAACCGCAGACGATTTCAACAATCTAATAGAAACAGGTAGTTTTGTAAACACTAGCGTAACTAATAGCCCAACTGGTGCCGCAAGTACTAGCTGGTACTTGGAAGTGTTTAGGTATGGAACAGCTAGTAATTACATTTTACAGCGCTGTACTCAAATAAGTAATACTAGACCCTATACGTATCAGCGTCAACGATTCAACGGTACATGGACAGCTTGGCAAAAAATAACTACTGATTTGTCCTATTTACCTGTGGAAGACGCTGGCGCTACTAAGGACTTGAACAACTTTGGTACTACCAGTGAATTTATGATATATAATCCAATCAATCCCCCAGTGGCTGGTCAAACATGGTACGTTGAAGTTAAGGGTTATAATTCAACGTATTGTAAGCAAACAGCAACTTCAACTGGCACCGCAGATAACACATACACTCGTCAAAAAATAAATAATGTATGGACGCCTTGGCGCTTAATAACCAAGACAACCGTGTAACAAAAGGGGGCTAACAGCCCTCTTTTTTGTGCTATAATAATAGAGTAAATTGTTGATAAGAAGGTGAATTTGTGAAAGCTTTGAATGATTTCATGGTTGCTTTTTTTGGTTTGAGTATTGGCTCAATATTCTTATTGGGTGTTAAGCGATTATTCCATTTAATGTTCAATATCATTAACCAGAAGCAGAAAAAAGAAAAAGAAGAAATGGACAACATGAAAAATAAATTATCTTCATTAGAAATTGCTATGAAGGCAATTAGTCATGACAAGATTTACAAACTCACAGACGAGTACATTGACCGTGGTTGGGTGACGTTGGACGAATTGGACAACTTAGAATACCTATACACGGCGTACAGGACACTTGGGGGCAATGGTACTGGTGAAAAACGCTACAACCGTGTACAGGCTTTACCAGTCAAAACCAGTCAATCAGATTTCATTACTTCCCGTGATGAAGTCAAAAATTATGACTATTTGAAGGGTGGTGAAATGAATGAATTGGAACGAACGAATTAAGAACAAAAGCTTCTGGTTAACATTAATTCCAGCAATCGCTTTGGTGGTTCAAACTGTGGCGGTTCCGTTTGGTTATACGATTGACTTGACAGAATTCACAGGTCAAGTGTTAGCCATTGTGAACGCTGTGTTTGCGGTTTTGGCAATCATTGGGGTAGTAACTGACCCTAAAACAGAAGGCTTCAAAGACAAAGAAAAATAGCCCTTAATTGGGTTATTTTTATGCTATAATGAACAAGTACCAAATAAGAAAAAGGACGTGATACATGTGAAAAAATTCACTAAACTGGTAGCCGCTTTGGGTGCCACGTTAGCTATCGCTGTGACGCCACTGACAAGCGTTTTTGCGGCAAGCTACACAACTAATACAGAATTTCGTTTGGGGGCTAATGAGGGCGATTCACGCCGTACTACAAACAAGTATATTATCTTGCATGAAACGGCTAACCCACGAGCCACTGGACGTAATGAAGCAACCTTTATGAAACGCAATTGGCGTAATGCTTATACGTCACACATTGTTGGGGACGGTATGGTGTATGAAGTAGGTCAAAAAGGTTATATGCAATATGGCGGTGCGTCATATGAAGCCAACATTAGTTCTTATGCTCAAATCGAATTACAACACACAAACGACAAAGCTTTGTTTGAAAAGAATTACAAGGTGTATGTGTCGTTAGCCCGTGACTTGGCAAAAGAAGCTGGTATTCCACTTACCCTTGACACACCTTACCCACAAAACGGTATCAAGTCACACTTGTGGTTAACCCAGAATATCGCTGGTGACCACACTGACCCTTACGCATACTTGTCTAAAATGGGTGTAAGCAAACAGAAACTTGCTAATGACCTTAAAAATGGCGTTGACGGTGGTCACGTAACACCTGACCCTACACCTTCAAAACCTTCTACAAGTGGTAAGAAGTCCAATGAAGTTATTGCTGGTGAAGTAATCGCTGGACTTTGGGGTAATGGTTCAACACGTGTTAACAAGTTGAAAGCCGCTGGCTATGACGCCGTTGCTATTCAAAAAATCGTTGACCAAAAACTAGGTAAAGGTAATAGTACCCCAGCTCCAGCACCACAAGGTGTTAAATTCTACGCTGAAAAAGCTACGTTCACACCTTACCAAGCACGCAACGCACGTTCAAGCGCTGTTTACCCAGCGAACAATGTGACTGGTGTTGTCCCAGCTGGTTATGGTATCAACTATAACGCCGCTGGTAAAGATTCAAAAGGTAATGTATGGGTTCGCTACCAAGCTTACTCTGGTACTCGTTACATGATTGTCCGTCAAAACGGTGTAGCCGCTGGAACATTCCGCTAAAAGAAAAGACTACTCAATTGAGTAGTCTTTTTTGTGTGCTTATAAGTTTCTTAGTTGACCAACGGCAAAACCAATAATATACGAGCCGTCACGATTCTTTGTCACAGGTACAGTAGTCAAACCAGCGCTTTTCAATTCGTGCATTGCTGATTCATTCTTTTCAATATCAATATAAGTGAAGTCTGTTCCTTGTGTTTCCAGTAAACTTTTAACCATGCGGCATTGCATACATTTTTCTTTTCCAAATACTTTGATACTATTTTCCAATTTATAATTCCTACTTTCATATAATTTATAGGTGAATTCTAAGGCTTTTTCGTGGGTAGTTGTTCACTTAACGATTTGAAAATGCCTTAGAATGCGCCTGTGCGACACTAGTTTCCTTTGATATACTCGGTTTTTGGTGGTAATTCACCAAACTGGTTCTTGAATTCTTCATGTGCTGATTCCACTGTATTTTTCCAGTCAGCACCAAACCACAGAACCAGTAATTTTTCAACTTGGTCAATATAGTAGTCTTTGTCAATTTCTTCAATGGTGATTCCAGAACCAATCGCTTCATTTGATACAGCGTAATATTCTGGTGCTTGTGGAAGTCCTACCGTCAAGGAACGATTGGCTTCTGTGATTACTTCTGTTTTTTCTTCAAGTTCAAAGTCGTCTGTTTCCACTTCCAAGATTTGGTCAATACTTTCTTCTTCTGATTTCAACTCTTTGACCTTGTAAATTTTTACAGCCTTATTAGGGTCTTTAATGGCAAACACACGGTTGACTTTTTGAACACTGGTTTCATTACCTTCTGAATCAATGGCAATTGTCTTCTGGTATGAACCGCCTGTTTTCGTAATGATTTGAAATTGTCTTAACTGATTACAATTGTAAATATAGTCTTCATATGAATGACCGCCCACCACATAGTTGATGAACGCATTTGAAACAATCGCTTTTGAGATTTTAAGTCCACGTGTTAAACCAATACCACCTTTAACCTTCACATGCTTGTCAGCGTCCACAGCTAGGTAGTTGTTAACGTCCTTCTGGTACAAGGCAATAAACGGGTCATCGTCAAGAATAAGTCCAGTACGTGCTTCCCAGTCCTTAGCTAGACGTTCAATTTCTTTAGCGTCTTCTGGTGAATTAGGAATGAAGGCATGTGCATCAGTGTTCGATTGAAGCACCTTAGCATGTGGTTTAATCTTTTCAAACAGGTCAAACATAACCATTTGCCCAACGATACAAACCCACAGACGGTTTCTTGGGTCAAACAGCTGGTTGAATTCCGCACCTTCCGCACCATACTTTGTGTTCAATGGCAACTTGATACCTTCAACAAGGACTTTCAACGGAATTGTAACACCATTGATTGTGTACGTCTTTTCTTTTGAGTACTTAGCTGTCATACGTTCTTGAAGCAAGTCACCATATAAATGAAGCTTGTCTTCTGGAATGTTTCTTGAAAGCAACATGAAAATTATCATAACGTTAGGATAAAGCGAACCAACGTCACGCCAATTGAATTTGCCAATATAAATCGTTTTAGGAATTGCGGCATGAAGTCCACCAGAACCAAATACGGTTTCAAGACCTTCTTGTTCTTCAATAGTCAAGTCAAGCTTCACTTTGCCGTCTTCATCTGTTTCAAATTCACGTCCAGTAAACATTTCAAGGACTTCACGGTGTTCAATGCTAATCGTTTCTGGTAATTCAAAAGGCATTGTCAAGTCGTCATGTTCTTGTTTGATAGCCCCTAAAATCTTAGCTGTTAAATTGGCATTGGTTAGTGCCACGTCTGCTTTAGTAAGTCCAAACTTAGCGGCAATGACTACCTTAGCAAGCAACATATCAATGTTCTGATAGAAACGCAATAATGTTGCACGCACGTCTTGTTTACAGTAGTAAATGGTGCTTTCAATCTGTTCTGGTGTCAGTGGGTCAGGACTTTCAAAGTCCACTTCTGTTTCACGAATATCAATACCAAGGAAGGCTTCATGTTCTTTCAGTGAGAAGCCACGGTTATCTTGGTACAGGTCTAATTGAAAGAATGGTGTTTTGCGGTTGTCAAACATTTTATAAATGGCTTGGTGGTTATTCTTACCCTTTACAATCGCTTGTGACAACATGAAGGTGTTCTTATCTTGCAACCATGCACGTGTTACTTTTGAATCGTATGACACGTTATTGTAGCCAATGAATAGGCTATCACGGTTTTCCAGATAAAACTTGCGTAGTTCGTCCATTTCTTCAATCACTACCCATTGGTCAAGGAAAATATCATAACCCACGAACAGACGATATTTCATAAAGATTTCAATATCATATACAAACAATGTTGAATGCGTTTCTGGTTCAGTTGGAACCACTGGTACTTGTGGCGGTAATTTACGTTTGATTTTGACGTTTGAGAAACCACCGTTTTTCTTGTGTTCAATTAGATATGTGTCACCTTCTTGAACGTCTTTCATTTTGGCAAAGTCAGCGATACGTGACTTCAAGGTGTAAGTGATTGCTGATTGTCCTGTTTGGACGTCTTGCCATTGTATTTCTTTCATCATGTTACCCTTAGCGCTAGGACGTTCCACAGCTTTGATTGCCGTTGCTATCTTGTCCCCGTCACCTAGTGGGTCAAACATGCGAGCATTGCCCCCTAGTGTTTGCCAAAGGTCAAAAAGCATTTTGGCTTTGTCCTTCATGTCCTGTGTTACCTGAAACTGGTTTTCCATGTGTGTTTTCCTCCTTTAGTATTACTATTTCATGGTATCAAAAAACCCTCGCAGAAGCAAGGGTTCTAATCAAATTCTTATTTTTTAATTTTCTTGATTTCAAGTAAGGCGTTTCCGTCTGGTTGCAATTTGTTTTCACGAATTTCAGCATTTACGGTTAAGCCAACCAGTGATTGAGCATTGGCAAAGTCAACACCCGTTAAGTCCTTGAATGCCGCTTCACGTTTCACCCGTTGTGCTGGGTTAGGAATGTTTTTCTTCAAGGTTTCAATCCATTTACCATAGTTGAAGTTCTGTGCGTACAAGTTTCCATCTGTCCATTGAACAACGATTGACGTGCGGCTGTCACCTACAAGAACATGTTTGATTTCAACTTTTTCCAATTCACCAATTAGACTATTGTCAATTTTTTGAATGTCCAAACTGTCAAAGAATGAAACTTTGTTTTCACCTTTCTTGAACACTTCAATGGTTTCACCTTCCAGAACAGTTGGGTCGTCAGTTGGTTCTAAGTTCAAGAATTCTTTCAAGTTTTTGTAATAGTCTTCTAATTTTTCAGGGTTGTCAGACCACTTCTTGGTAGCTTTATCATAGTCCATTTTACCTAATGATAAGTCGTAAGCCATTGAATAGTCTTCATTGACCACTGACAATTGCAATGTTTCCTTGCTTTCTTTTACTTCCACTACAATGACGTTCATTTTTTCACTCATGTTTTGATTCCTACTTTCGTTTAATTTATTTTACTTGTTTAGTATACCATAGGTAAAGGGCTATTTAAAGCCCTTTTGTCAATTTACTGATACTTCAATACCGTTCTGTTTCAATACTTGAATAGCTTTCACATAATCAGTAGACTTCACACTAATTTGTTTCCAGACAACTTCTGATTCCTGACGCTGGTGCTTGGTTCCACCCACGGTTACTTTCAGCCGTTTACGTTCTTCTGCTTCCTTCATGAATTGTTGTTGGCGTTCATAGGTTTCAATAGCCTTGTCAACAGAAAAGCCCTGTTCACGATATAAGGCAATCAAAGCCTTACGGGTCATATCTATATCAGAATAGGAATTAATCGCTTCTGTGGCGTTCTTGTAGCCTTCAAACCATTCAATAATTGATTCACGTATAAACTTTTTAGAAACTGACTTATTAGTGACCCGTTTATTGCGAATGTAAAAATCACTGAATGATAACCAGCTGGGCGCTCTATACGCTTGTGCGTAGTGTTTGTACAGTTCTTCCACTTCACTGGTTCGTTGTGCAAGCTGTGTGTCTTCAAAGACTTTCACTTGCTGTTTGATATAACGTTCACCTTCACTAAGAATGTTTTCAACGTCTTTGATTTCACCAGCTAGTAATTCATAGTCAACTAACAGTTTGCGCTTCAATTCTTTTCGTTCTTCATCAATAGCCCCAAACTGGTTTCTAATAGCACTCAAAAGCTTCTTATTGGTTTGAATGCTGTCTTCTGTGACCACTACGGTCTTCATTTCACGTACTAACTTTTCAACGTCTTGTTTCAGTTTGTCCATTCCATTCACCACAAATACCGCTTTTTGCTTGAAGTCAATGTTGGTTGTTGCTAATTCATATTTTTCCATGATTTTCCCCCAGATACTTTTTAATATCGTTGTCAGTCACATTTGGGAATTTCTTCTTCATACCTTCCCAGCTGTAAAATGTTGCGCTTCTATGCAATGGTTCACACTTGGTGCGCTTACTTTTTGCATAATGTTCACAGAACCAGTCAAATTCATTCTTGCTCATGTGTCGTTCTGACCCGTTGTTGAATATTGAATAACCTGTATGAATACGGTAATCTTCAATAAAGCCCACAATTTGAGGGTCATAATTGGCTTCTAGCAAGATTGTATCAAGTTTGATATTGTGCTTGTCCAAATACGCTTGATAATGCAACGTGGTACTCATGTCTGTGGCGTATAAAATGTTAGTATGACCGTCATACATTACCCAACCGCAACAATCAACGGGCGATTCTGGTGAACCATGTTCGTTTTCAAACGCTTTGATGTACACGTCACCTATTTGTATGCCTTCTGTGGCGTCCAGTACATAGTCAAGTGGGGGCAAGTTGTCCTGTTCTATTCTTGCATTCACTTCACTATTACCAATAATGATAATTGACGGAAACGCCTGTCTAATTTGTTTGTAAGTCGCTGGTTGGTAGTGGTCACCATGAACGTGACTAATCAAAATGACGTCTACTGGGAATAAGTGCTTTTCAAGGTATTTGAATGGCTTGCCAATATCCGTTGCGATCGTCATTTGTTCACCTGTTATATCTGTGTAAGTGATTAAATTGAAGTTGCCTGTGGAACCACTGTACACAATTTCATAGTCAAACCCCATTAGAAGTTTACCAAGGTTTCCCCGTAATAGTCTGAACGTTCAAAGTCCACACGTCCGTCAGCATTGAAGCTTGGCAACTTGTCTTGAATGCCTTCATCTTGTGAAATAGCAACGTTTGCCGTTACTTGACCGTTTAATGATTTGACTAAAATTGTAATTGTCATGTTCTTGAACCCAATATACTGAATCGTTTCAATGTCGTCTGGTTCAACGTCTTTAAATGCGGCGTTCACCATATCCATTTCAAGTTCTTTCACCATGAGGTCACGTTTCATATACATTAAATCTAAAGCGGCTGAAAAATCAATTGGTGTTGGTTTACTCATTTGTTTTACCTTCTTTCTGATTGATTTCAAAAGTATATCCAAAGTAGTTCACAGGTTCGTCACTACCATAATTCAATATATCAGATAGACTTTCATAATTCAAGTTCATTATTTGACAAATTTCAGAATATGACCCAGTGGACACTTCAAGACCCTTGTTGTTCTTAACAGTCACTTGTGCGTTGATGAATTGTTTTGGAACCAGTGCTAAGGGAATCATTTGGTAGCCGTCTTTTGTGGTCTTTTGCTGTGAATAGCTCTTATAGGTTTCGTAGACGTTAACCCCAAGACGATTACAGATGTCTTTAGCAGACCCACTCATAACGTGGCAACCTGTTTCAGCGTCAATCACTTCAACAATTGGTGCAAACTGTCCAGACTTCTTCTGGAATAGGTCAAGTTCTGGGTACTCAATTGGCGCCCGTTCACCTTGACGATTACCGCCGTTCAAAGCGTCAATCATTAATGCAATTTCAGGGGCTTCTTCATTCCCTTTTTTGATTGCTTCATTGATTTTGTCAAAGTATTCCAAACGTGTTGGCTTGTCAAGTGTTACCTTATTGTTAAAAGGTTCATCAGTCAAGAATAGGTTATCAAGTGAGTAATTTTTTACATTACCGTCTTTAAATGCTAAGTGATTCATTCCGTCTTGGTATGGTAAAAACAAACGTGCTAACAGGTTCGCTTTTGAATACCATTCATTGTTGATTCTTACCATGTGTTCAGCTAGTGAAACCGTGTGTGCATTGTAACCGTCTGGGTCAATTACACGCCCGTTTGGGAATACAATATAATCGCAAAATAATTCAAATGTCATTAGTTTGTTGCCCCTTCTTCAATAAGTTTTGCCAACAATTTGGTGGCGTCTTTTTCAATGCTTGCTACTAATTCGTTTAGTGTCAGGTCAGTGGTTCCAGCAATCGCAACGGCGCTGCTTACCATCATCTGGTATACTGATTTGAACCATTCTGATTCTTCAATGTTTTTAAAGTCAAGTGTAGCACCGTCATTTTTAAGCGTCACAATGATTTGTTTCTTCTTTTTGAACATTAGCTTCCTTCTCCTTTTTCAAAGTCAATTAATTCGTCAATGTATTCACGTGCTTTTTCTAAGTCCTTAACACCGTTCTTTTTAGGGTATCTGATACCATATTTGAAAATGTTAAACTTCATAGCGCCCCTGAATTCTTCATCGCTTAACAGGTCTTCACGCATTACTTGCATTAATTGTTTATCGCTTTTGAGCGCATACCGTTTAGTGTCTTTGATGTCTTCACCAGCTGCTTCACTACCCTGTTCGCCTTTAACCCAACGCTTAACGCTTTGTGCGGTTGCACTGTCAACTGGTGCAAAGCGGCTTTTCAATAAATTGTGATATTTTCCATCAATTTTCACCATGTAAAATTCAGAAGCGTATGAATGTTCTTCTACAAGGTAGTCATGTCCTAGTTTAAGAATGTTACGTGGTTCTGTTTTGTGCATATCAATACACGTCATAATGCTACTCATACAATCAATTCCTTTCTATGCTTATGCAACCAGTGACGGGTGTCATTTACCCAATCACGCAATGTCACAGCGATGTCTTCAACGTCTTCCCCTACTATTACCATTTGTGTTTCCTGATTTGGGAAGTAGAAACCTAGTACACCATTACCATTTGTTAGTACTTGATAACCAGCGTAAAATAATGCGCCACAGTCAAATGCGACTGTTGTGCCGTTTAATTCATCTGTGTCCATTGATTCGTTGTTTGCAACGTCCCACATAAAGTCTTCAAATGTCTTCAAAATGTCCCATTGTTTCATATATGCGTCACAATTTGAACCAGTGGTTGGGTTGATTACTTCCACTTTTTCAGCGATTGGGAATAAACCCATGTGAAGGTCGCTTGCTTCATATGCCATTGCGGAAACGGTTCCCGTCTTTTCATCTAATTCAAATAACAGTTCCGCCCCTTTGTCTGTTTCGTGTACAAAGCTAGTCATTTACTTTGACCCCCCATTTTTCATCAGTTTCTTTTACGTGTAATGCAAAAGCAATAATGTCTGCTTCAAGCAAACATGCCTTCATTTCTTTGGTCAATGTTCTAACTAGTCTTGCCTTAGAATCAGTGTGTTCACCCGTGATAGCGTTAACCTTGTCCCATGTTTGGCGACTTTCTTTCTGTTTATGTGTCAACATGGCTTTCAATTCAATGGTTTCAAGTGCAAAATAATGTGCCATAATTTGACGCACGTTTGGCGTAGTTAAGTCCATTTTATTCACCTTCACTTTCTGGTAGTGCGTCAATCATTTGATTGAATTCTAAGCGAGCGGTGACGGGGTAGCGTCTGAAATGCTTGCCCAGCCATTCACGAGCGTCCTTCTTACTAATTGTTTGAGCGGCTAAGGCTTTACGGAAGGCTTTGTCTTCCTTGTGGTGTTTGAAGGCTATGAATTCAAACCACAAAAAGCCCACAAATGCAAGTGCTACAATAATCATAATGATAACCTCTTTTCTTGTATTTTGATTACTCATTAATCATAACCCCTTGTAGGGGCTATGTCAATGAGATTTCTATGAGAATTTACTTATTTTCTGGTTTGAATAACCAGACGCAAAATGCTAGTGCCATTGCACAGACGATTGGAACAGCTAATGGAAGCCACATGTTAGTTTTCCTCCTTGTTGTTAACTTATGAACCTAGTATACAACGAAAAACGCCAACCGTACTTAAAATACGATTAGCGTTAGATTAGAATTTTCTAATTTTTAAGCATTGAACCAATTTGTGATTGTCTGATAATGTTCTTGTTTCGCATTTCTTCATAGAATTCACCCATGTAATGCGCAATTTCAAGTTGCTTCTTACGTCCACATAGTACAAATCTTAAATCACTAAACCAGCGTGACTTAGTTTTGAAAACTTCTTTCTTGGCGTTGGTGAATAAAGTGGTTAAGCGTATACTATCATCTAAGCATACTTTTTTAAACTTACGTGCGACTAGTTTAAAAATAATATGGTTGTACAGTGTCAGCGCCCACAAGGGTAGCCACACCAGTGTAATAAAACATAATTCACCAATGAATCTCCAGTCGTGTTCCTCTGATAATATCCACATAACCGTTACGATACCGCCAATTAAATACAGTGCTAAAATTAAGTTAGTCATTTTCATTCTCCTTTGATTTCAATAATTTGATTTGATTTTCAATTCTAATCAGAATACGATTGTAACGCTGAATGCGCTGGTTTACTTCAATGGTTTCTTGTGTGGTGTAAAATGTTTCGTTTAGAATAAGCTCACATTCACCTAACTTTTCACAGTATTTGTTGTGCTGTAATTGCAAGCCTTTCAATACTCGTTTTTCATATGCGTTCATTAATAATACAACCCCTTTGTGTGACATTTTCCACAGTCTTTACAATAACCTACAAGGTAGTGTTCGTGGTCAGAATCGCTATACCGTACTTCCAATTCCCAATAAACGTCATGCTTATCAAAAATATTACAACGAATTTTAGTAACGTACTTCACACATGAGTTCCACAACATTGTATATACCTGTACGATACCTTCCCAGATTTGACAGGTTACGTCATACAATGCACCAAAGAAGTTTTCAAACCCACGATTTAGATTCGTTTTAACAATGTGTGCAAGTTCACCGCTGGTTAGCTCTCTCAAATTATTTACTGTGCAAATAAACGGTTTTTCATGTGGGTGGAATGCTCGTACAATGTATACTGTGTGATTTTCTTCACCCCAATCAATTACCTTAACCATTACAGGCGGTTCACCTTTAAAGATTTTGAATTCAAACGCATAATATTCTCCAATTTTTAAATCATTAATATTCATTGATTATTCTCCTTCTGATTTTAGCCCGTTTTGAGCGTTTATTTATGGTATACTTATATCAGTTAAGGAATGCCCCTCCTTCATTCCTTAACCCATGCAATGACTGTGATTGTTGTTGTTTCCTTCTTCCTCTTTTTCCCACTCAATTGAGTGGGTTTTTTGTTACCCTCGTTTATCCTTTCTAACCACAGATTTGAAAATTGTACTTACTTCATCTTTGCTCAAAGGGGGTTGGACAAAGTTGTCATTGGCTAGTTTCGTCATATGTGCCACGGTTTTGAGTTCTGCGCCCGTTGCAAGCAACTTGCCCACTAACTGGGTTAACCAGATATTACGCCCACCCTCGTGGCAACCAGCTACCATAAAATTCATAACCTGTGCTGATTTATTAGGACGTCTGTTCTTCTGGTTTGCTGGTGCGGCTTCTCGTTCATACAAGTCCATTATCCATTCTGGGGCTTCTGCTATGTTCCAATCATGTGTGACGGTGTATGCATTACCGTCTACCACGCTGTTTGTTCCCACAACGTACCGCCCATTATGTTGGAAGTCAACAAATGGAATACTTTTTATTTGTTGATGAAACCTTTTCCCAATATACTTTTCAGGAATACTTAAATAGATATGCTTACCGCCTGACGCTGTGCTAACTACAAAGGTGTCAGGTAGTCCAACGCCATGTCTAGCCATGTATTCTTTCAGGTTTTCCCAACCAGTCTTCTGGTTTTCTTTGTGGTTGTCACAGTCAATCACTACAATGTTGTTCACTTCACCAGTCAACACCCCATAGTTTCCACCTTCATTCACCCAGTCACTAATTATATTATCAGGTTCACCCTTCAAAAAATCAGTGATTACAGGACGCTTTGCGTTCTTTAGTACTCTAAAACACTTCAATGTTCATTCCCCTTTCTTATGTCAAAGACTACTTTAGTCCATCATTCCACGAATGTCAATACTTTTATTGCCTTCTTCCCAGTCTTCAAAATCAACTTCACGCACTTCTGAATAATCTTTCAGGAAAATAATGTGCTTCACAACCGTTCTACTACTGTCCCAGCTATCGTAAAAGTTTCCACCAACACCAAACACAATGTGGTCTTTTGTAAGAATCAGGATTGGTTCTTGATTTGCTTTGGCAATGCTGGAAACTGTTCTTCTACTGGTTACATGCTTCACTTTGCAACTATGGTTTCTGAAATAGTTTAAAATACAGTGCGTTTTGTTTGCTGGAAAAATGTGTTCTTCAAGGCTCATATTAGCCGCAAAATAAATGCCACTAGTCCAAGATTCAAAGGGCGCTAACTGTGAAAAGCGCCACTTTGAAATTGCTCTTATAAGACAGTCACCATTGATTAGCGGTGTTTCTTTGCCAAGCGGTTGGTAAGGTACCCAAGCCATATTTATACACCCTGTTTGTCACAGTAGTCAGATAAGAACGTTGCTAGTTGACGTGCTTTTTCAGGGGTAATGCGAATGTTTGTTTGTTTGTCGTCATTTGATTCGTAACGTTCTGTGTTTTCAATTGTAATATGACTTTCAAAAGCTTTAACTCTAACCGTGTCTTCTGGGTATTCTAAGTCATGAATGATTAGTTTTGGAAATGTATTATCATACATTATTCTTGTTCCTCACTTTCTTCATCAACATTTGGCAAAACTGGTTCTGGTTCTTCTGGGGTAGGTTCCACAGGAATTTCAGGTTCAATTGGTTCTGGTAGTGGTTCAGGTTCAGGTTCGATTGGCAAAGGTTCTGGGTCAGGTTCGTCATACTTGGTCAATAGATAGATTGGAACCAGTACAGTTGTTCCCATTTGTGGTTTATTGTCACCCAATCCTTGCGGTTCCACTAATTCAACAAGTGCTAGTGGTTCGTCCACCATTGTGTCTAATACCCGTACAATGTCATATGCGTTAAAAATTGGACTTAGTCCGTTTTCGTTGATAAAATAAAGTTCACCATTGATTAATGCTTCCATGTTATTTTCCTACTTTCTTTAAAATTGTATCATTTTTTAATAGACCAATACTTGTTGCTTTTTTAATTTCGTGCATTACACCTACGCTAGTAACTCGCACATAAGTGTCACCGTCATTGTTTAGAATACCATTCACAGCTTCATTTACGCTTGATTTTACATAAGCGACTTCACTTTCATTATATGTTTTTGGTGAAGACTGTACAAAAAAGTCTTTGGGGAAGGTTACGTTACCCAGCTTAATACCGTCAGCTGTGACTTCAATTTCTTCAGGTTTCTTGATGAAACGTTCTGCTAGTAAACCATTGATACGTTCACCCATTATGTCCAACACGTCCACATAATTCACGTGGGCAACATTATACGTTTTTGCAATAGTGTAGTCACCGTTTTTCACCAGATAGTCAGCGTTTACAGTATCAGTACATATCACTTGGTCACCTTTAGAAAACGGGTGTTCTACGTATTTCTTGAAACTTTTTGCTGGCATTCTGAAACCGTAACCGTCATATGAAATAAACCACATGTCTGGTTGACTTATACCAAGGGTCACCATGTCAATTTTCCTTGGTTTGTCGTTTTTAAGGTTTTTGAATACTACCAAGTCACCTTCTTTGAATGGTGGCTTTTCTGGGGTAATGTCTTTGAAACCCAAATGACCTTTTCTAAAGAATGGTATAATGGTGCGCCCGTTCACTTCACTTGTAGCATACTTACGCATTGCGTCTTGGTCTACGTCATAGAGGTAAACGCTTGACGGGTCTTCTTCCAATACAATACCATGTTTTCCCAGCACTTTTTCAGTGTCATTACAGTCAGTTACTTCCAAATGTTGAATGATTTTCTTAAAGTTGTTCATTTTCGTTTTCCTCACTTTCTGTATTTAAAGAATATACTTTTGTCGCTTGGCTGTCAATAAGTTTTGCGGAATAACTTGTTGCGCTAATAAATTCCCCTAAAACATACGGGTAAACCGTATAGCGTTCGCTGATAGGGTTGTAACTCTTAACTAACAACTTTGTACCTTGAATGTCTAAAACGTCACCTGTGGCAAACTGTGGCTTTTTATTAAGCTTGTCAAATTCTTCCAGTAAGTGATTAAGTGGGTACATTGTTCTAGGGTCAAAGTCAGCAATACTTGGTGACCACTTTTTTTTAGGGTCAAGTAAACCAGCGACGCCGCTTTCAATCTGTGGTGGCTGTGGTATTTGGCGCCGTTTGGCAATTTCTTCTGGTGGTAGCTGGTAATAAGGGCTTTTCTGTTCCTTGAAGTATTCCGCTGGTTTCGTGTACACATTAATCAAATGACGGTACAAGTCACCTATACGCTTGAAGTCTTTTACATGTGTCGTACCGTTAACTAATAACCGCCATAGACTGTTAGGTAACTTTTCAATGGTGTATTTTGTACCAAATTGTGTACCGTCAGCCATTACCACCCGTCTAGTTCCGTCTGGTAATTCCCGTAAATCAAGAACCACGTCATAACTTTCAAATTGTTTTCTTGTCATTGTCATAGCATTGTCACCTTCCTAAAGTGTTCATTAAAATGTTTGTGTGACCACACGAATGTGTGTTTTCCGTGGTAGGTGTAAATTGTTCTACCACGTACTCGCACAACCAAGTGTTTCTGTCCTGATACTGTTTGCAACCATAATTGACCTTCTTTTGGCATTATTCTGTCACCTGTACATGACAAATGTCAACTTCTTCTGGTTTAAGGTGTTCCATTACTTCAATACATTCAAACGCTTCTGTAATGGCTTGCGCTGAATGTTCAGCATGTACTTCAATACCTTCAACTTGTGTAGAATCATTTACACGATAATAAACTGTATATACTTTCATCTTACTTACCCGCTTTCGCTTCCATGAAGCCTTTTAAGTAAGCTTTCAATTCAAGCATGTTTGTAATGTCTTTGTTTTCCATGGCTTCTTGCAACTTATTCACTGAAATGAATACTTCTGTTTTAACTGGTACAAAACGTTCTTTACGAACAGTGAAGTCCATTTGGGTGCCAATTTTAATATAGCCAGCTTGTTCACCTTCCATGATTGCAATGCCACGTTTGTTTCCATTACTGTCATGAATTCGCAAGACTTTATTACCATAAGCGTTTGTGATTTCTCGCAACACATATGGTACGTCTTTTGTAATACCAACACCGTCTTCTTTGAAAACAATATATTGCCCAGCTTTTAATTCGTTCCAGTTTGGTTTGCTGGTTGGTTCGTCAACGATTTTGAAGTCCATGTCATAACCTAATGCAATGTATTCAATAGCATGTACACCATTTGGTACACCAATTCGTGCAATTATACGCTTGTCCGTTGCATTATCTCGTATTTTCAGATAAGTAAACCCGTCACGTGACGTTTCTTTGAATAATTTGTAACGTGCGCCTTTTGTAATGTCACAACTTGATTCTGTAAACTCAATGTGCATTCCTTCTTTTAAGTCTTCCAATTTTGGTTTTGTCATTGTAATTCCTCCTAGTTTGTTTTTAAGGTTAGTACTCATTCACCGTTTGGCTTAACCCTTAACCTTATGTACCCATTATAGTATCTAACTGGTTCCCAGTCCTTAGAAACCAGTTAGAATTGCATTAGAGTTTTCTAATTAAAGAATACCCTGTCATAATCGTATGAACGAACCACTTCATCAGCTACTTTTGCAAAGAAGTTTTCAAAGTCAATTCGTGGCATTTGACAGGTGTTTCTAAAGGTTCCGTTCACGTAGACGCTTGCCACCCGTTCTTTCTCATAGTAGGTGACCTGTACCGTGCTGGTTAGTTTCCATTGAGCAATTCTTGCGTTGAAAATGTTGAAGCTTACTGGGTTTATCATGGGCGTTCTACCTCATTCATTATAATTAGTAGTATTGGTGTTGAATAACCTTCATACACTGTGACCGTGTCAATATTGCGGTCAAGTTCTTCATTTGTGAAATATCGTAGCATATTTTCACCGCTGTCAAACATTGTTGCGTCTGGTGTAGCGTAGGTGTAGGGTTGTTTCACCCTAACCGTTCCTGAAACCTGTGGTAATAATTGTCTTAATGTGATAGTCATTTTGTTTTCCTCCTAAGTTGTTTTGTTGTTACCTTATGAACCTATTATATGCCAAAAAAGTCTAATGGTACTTGGAATACCATTAGACTTAGATTAGACTTTTCTCATTTTAGATCAAGGGTTTAATTGAATGACCTCACACAACTAGCCATTGCGGCAATTTCGTTCATGCTTTCATATAGTTTAAACGGGTCACGTTCAGTAAGAAACACATCAGCGCAATTTCTATTGGTGTATTCTCTTTCACGTACAACTTCAATCTTGTCAGTATTGATTAGTACCTGTTCACCTTTTGTGACGTTGTTTAATAGTTTGTGTTCAAGGCTACCATTACGTGAATTTGGCACGGCAACCATGCTACTTTCAACTTTTCTATAATGTACTTCAATTAACATATGGTACAACCTCTCTTTTCAATTGAATTAGTGTTTGCTGTATTGTGAAGTATTCTTCACGCTGTTTGCACAGGTCTTCTTCTAACTTCTCAATCATTGACACTTGTGTAGGTGTTGGCTTCTTGATGTGGCTAACCAGTTGCATAGTTGTATTTGACGCTTGTAGGCTGTCTCCTAGTGACTTGTATTCACGTTCTAACACATTCACTAGGTGTTCGCTTGCTTCATCAGTCAAAGCGATAAATTTGATTTTACTCATACTATATCACACTCGTTTCATATGGTACTGATTCAATTGACAAGATTGTAGCTATTGGAATCAATACTACTTTTTTTAAGACAGTTGTACCGTCTTTTGCCCTAACAGCTTCAGCATTAATGATATTCAATTCTAGGCATTGTTTCTTAATGTCCCACGTCCATGACGTTACTTTGAAGTAGGTTCTTTTGTTTACACGTTCACCAATGAGCTGTTCAACGTGTACTGTAAATGCTGGTGTTTTCATTTAAGCAAGTCCTCCAAGTTTTCTTTTGCAATATCATGTTCACGCTGGTAGTCGTGTTGTTGCTGTTTGGCTTCTAGCATTTGCTGGGTGTACTTGTGTGCTTTATACAGAATGTCGTCCAATACGTCCAAATTTTCTGCTTTAATTGTGAATGTGAATTCTGGTTCTGCTTTTTCCACTTTTGCTTTTGAGTGTTTGAATTTGGTTTCTTCAACATGTTTGACGAATTTCATATCACTTAGAACGTTAGAACGTAGTGAATCAGTTAGGTAGCGTTGTCCAACGTCAAAGTGTTGTCCTTTGTCCCAGTAATCATCGTCAAGCACATATAAACCATTATCGTCTTCATAGATTTGATATTCACGGTCTTTTGTCCAGTACGTGCGTGTTGATGTCATTTTAAGCACGTCACCAGCTTGATAGTCACGGTCGTGTGGTGGAATTAGGGTCTTAGGTTCTTCACCGTTGTATTCTTGGAAGACTAAGCCACTGTTTGTCAATGAGTGCATTTCATCATTCCACCATTTTGTTCCAGTATCACTTTCAATACAGTTTTCAGATTTTCCATTCCAACGTGTTGCACGAATTACAGGGTACTTTTTGTTTACTGTGAAGTAGTTTGCGCTACCCTCACCGTTGCTTGTACAAACCAGTGTGGCACCTGTTTTCAATTCTGTGACTGGTTCTGGTTTTGGTTCGTCAAAACGAATACCGTAAGTTCTTGCCAGTTGTTCTAGTTCATTTTGGTAGAAACGTGTATTCAAGCCTGTAATTATGAAGTGTTCCCCATTAATGTTTTCTTGTACTTGGTACTTCTTACCTTTCACAAATGACCAAGCCGCTTGGTTGTCTGCAACACATTCTACTTCTTCAAGTTTGCTTAGGTCTGGTGTGTATGGTAGTACTTCAAAAGTGTCACCATTAGCTTCCAAGTAACGCATTTCACCATTGAACCAGCGAGCATATTCTGATTTGATATACAGGTCACCGTTGTCAGTCTTAATTACAGGGTATTTTTCACCAACCTTGAACGTCTTTCCATTTGCTGTCTTACAAACCAGTGTCATTCCTTCTTTTAATTCGATTGTCATTACTCATTCCTTCTTTCTTTTTATTGTAGCTAGTACTCGTAGGCTTTCGCTTAACCCTTAGCTATGAACCTAGTATATAATGAAAAACTCTAATAGTACTTAGAATACCATTAGAGTTTTATTAGAAATTTCTAATCTTTCTTATTGCGTTTGTAATGGAAGTAGTTTGCAAAGATATTGGTTACCGCAACGCAAATCATACAAATTGCTAGAAATGTATTGCTATCCATTTTAAAACACGTCCTTTTCATCTATTTTTGTATTTGGTTTGCTAATCTGTACTGTGACAGTTTCTTGGTCAGATTGGTCAGTTAAGTCCTTGATTCCAAAATAGGCTTTGTATACTTTGCCACCTTCTGACTTAGGTTGACGCTTGCTTTTAGCTTCTACACCGTCAAAGGCTTTCACCATACTTGCAAAAACTTTACGTCCATGCGGTTTGTAACCTTCTTCATAACACCATTCTTCATATGCTTTGTAGACCGTTGCTGTGTGGACTACGTCTTCTGGGTCACCAGTCTTTTCAAATACGCCTGATTCTGTCAAGAATTGAAGTGGTGTATTATTGTCATAGTAGTAATTTTCCACCATGTCAATTTGTTGTTGCGTTTTCGTGAACGGGTTACGTTCCGTTGGGAATTCAATGAGTAGTCTTCTGAATGCTTGAATACAACGCCATGCAAACTTGCCTAATTCTTCATCGCTTTCACGCAATTCTTTTTGCTGGTTGTGAATCGCTAATTCTTCACGAATGTCACCCGTGTTCTTGTTGAAAGGTATAATCATTAGTCGTTCACGGGTTGCTTCACTAAAGTCTTTGAAGCTTGGCATGTGGTTCGTTGCGAAAATCAGTTTAGCATAGTTTTTGAAGGTAAAGCTGTCTTGCCCTTTGTATTGAGCGTTCACAATATCGTTACCAGTCAGTGTTTTGATAATGTTCATGTTGTCTAGGTTCATGTTTGGAGCGTCACCTTCAATATTGGCTAACTTGTTGTATAAACCACTGGTGGCGAATTTGTCCTTACCGTCTAAGTCCCGTAAGCTGACAGCGGAAGCGTTCC